CCAGCCGATCCACACTTGACGGTAAGCGTTCGGAAAGTTGCCTTCAACGCTTGTGCTTTGGTCATGTCACGAACATTCTTACCACTCGCAGTGTCTTCCATTTCTTTGATGGTGGACAGGTTGCCGAGTGAATCAAGAATCACAAGAATAGGCTTCTTGTCTTTTTCTGCACGATAGGTATCGGCAACTTGAATCATCTGATGCCTAAACTCCTCGATAGTTGAAACGGGGAAGACTGCAACACGGGCAGCATCGATACCACGCTCTTCAAACATTTGTGAGGTGATCGCTTGCTCTGAATCAAAGTAAAGCACGACACCCTCTGGGTTGTCATCAAGAAAAGTTTTCAGAATGTTGAAACAGAAGAAAGTTTTACCAGTCGCCTGTTCACCAGCCAGTGCCGTAATCTTGTTGTTCGGAATCCCGCCATACAAAGATCCAGACAGCAGTGCGTTCAGTGTGTATGAACCCGTACTGATGAATCCTTTGATATCAGAAACCAAACCACTGTCAACAGAAGTAGCGTCTTCATTACCAGATACCTCAACCAAATTGTTCAAAAAGTTATTCATTAATCATTGCTCCATTTCTCAATCAACTCGTCAATATCTTTCAGTTTTGTGATCACTTCACTATGATCATCCGTCGAGGCGGATTTTGTTTTCAAAACTAGTTTTTCAATACGCTCTGTATCATAGCGAAGACACTTCAATGCTTCAAGAATAAGTTCGGAAGTTTTCCGTTGTTCCATGACTTGTTTTCCTTTTCTTTTTTTGCTGCCTTGACATAATGACAATTTTCTCTCGGTGTCACATATGCCAAGTTGCTTATATGATTGTTTGTTGGGTTATCGTCCAAGTGATCAATAATAACCATTTCATTAATAATTTGTTTTGCTTCCTCTGGTGTATTATCCCACACTTCTTTTTCCAAAACTGGATACTGATCATGGGGTTTGAACGAATTCATCACCAACTTATGAACCGTTGACGTAATTTTAATTCTATTGCAAGTCCCTCTGCTGTAATCATAATCTTCAAACAAATCTTTATCAATAGCAAAGTCAACTTTCAAACATTGGATGTCAACAAATCCTCCTGATTTAATATAATCGTATGGGAAAGGAAAATTATTTTGTATACCTTTAAGACCCATTGGCAATGCCGGAAAAGGTCTTCTATTAAGAAGTTTTCCACTCGGTCCCTTGACTCGTCCCCACGAAGAAACAAAGTAATTTGGAATCACTTTGTATCTGAAAATCACAGGAGTCCATTGCTCAACGTCCGTGTAATCAGGATTTTTTATATGTGACATTTCCATGACGATTTTCCTCTAGTTCTCTCCACTCACGAACCATATTTCTATATGTTTTGTTAGTTCGTGCTGCGTCATACACACGCTTAAAAATGCGTGCCGACTCTGCTTTGTCACAAGTGAAGTGATCCTCTGCTTGTGGTTTGATTCTTCCTCTGTTGTCATATTTTTTACCATCGCGGTGATTGGCATAGCGTCTTGCTCGCGTCCATCCCATCATCAAGAATTTGCGAGCCATGTCCGCACCAACAAAGTCCCCCACGCGAAGATATTCATCAAACATAGAATATATTTTAGTCGCGGAGTTGAAAGCCACTTCTGGAGTCCTGAATCTCCAGTGTTTACAGATTTCAGATTTGTATGGTTCAACTAACAATACTCCTTGCTCTCCCCGACCGATGATATACAACTCGGGGTTCTTGCGATAATCAATGTTATCAAAATCTAACGTGTAATCAAATTCAATCAAAACAGTGTCGCCCTTCGTTCGTGATCCCATCCTACCTTTTCCAGAATATTTTTCAACGGCTCAAGAAAAGAAACTGCAAACTGTTTGTTGTAGTCGGCAAAATCACTAAGTTCAAACTCTGATGGAGCAGTACCGGGAAAAGATATCACCGTGTTATGAAAAGGATTTGGTGCTTTTAGATACAAAAACTTTACTTTGTCTCCCTCATTCACTTTGTAATACTTGTTTTCAAGTTTCATGTTTTGAAGAAAGTGATTGTAGATCAAAGCACCCTTCACAGCAATCGGCGTGCCTTTTCTGTAAATATTTGTTGTGTCTTGATATGTGTGCAAGTTATTACACCCACGGGGAAATGCAATCTCCTCTGGCGAATATGTGGAAAACTCTTTCTTAAAGTTTGCAATAAAATCAATCACCTGATCTTCTGTTCCCGTCAGCACCAACTTGATTGCATCTTTCAACTTTTGTCGAACGACTTGTGGTGTCGATGATCGCGTGGTTTCGATGCCCATAATCTTCATCTTGGGTTCATCGTATTGCACACCCTCAGAGTTATGCACGTTGAGCATATATCGTTTCTTGGCAGTCCAAACTCCAACATCGGCAATGACTTCTCGCTCCATCACCATCTTGTTGGAATATGCGTTCATTTTTGCTGCGAGGGTTTCGTAGCATTTGTTGATGAACGGCTCAATGACCTCCTTGCAGGACTTGTCAAGAAATCGTACGATCTCCTCTTTGGTTTTGTTTTGAGCAGTAGCCCCAACAAGGTTCCCAAGGCGAAGATAAACAGAGTCGGTATCACTTGCGACAACATAATCATAGTCTCCTGTGTTTAGTGTTTTATTCAAAAAAGCATTTAGTTTGTTTGCGATATATTGAATCGATAGTTGACCCGAGGTCGTGATCGCCTCCGCCAGATTGATATCAAAGTACCGGAAGTATTGATTGCCCATCGCACCATAGGCTGAGTTCAGTTGAATCTTTCTCACCAGTTGAAAGTTATGATATTTTGAAATCTCAAAGTCCAGACTTTCATCGTCTGGATTCTGTTGCTTTTTCTTCTGGGCTTCGATCATCAACTTCTTGTAGTGCTTGCGTTCTGCGTAAAACTTCTCCATGAGTTCCGGCATGAAGCCGAGCCGATCTTTGCGGAAGCAAACGCCATTCGCTGCGACCGAAAAGTTTTGCCCTTTTAGTTTTGTAAGATTCTTTTCACAAAGATCAGTTTCCCCAAGCACACCATCAACATCAATACACGGATTTCTTGGGAACCCATCTGGTTTCATTTTTGTATCAGGAGAGATATTGTATTGCATGATAAGATGCGGATACAGACTATTAAGGTCGAAGGACACAACCCAGTCATGCCGACCAGTAATCGGCTCCTTCACATATGCACCAATGATTTGATTCTCTTTCTTGCCGCCATTTTTCTTACGAGGAATCACGATATCTTTCGCACGCAAATGGTGATAGATGATCTGATCCCAAGTTCGAACCTGAGAAAACACATCGGCAAGATTGACCTTTGCCGTGTACGCCAAGGCAAGTGCCAGTTCAAGAAGACCAAGTTTCTTTTCAAGTTTTTCGATCAGACGAACATCTTGAACATTGTATTCAACGAATCTCTGAAAGTCGTTAGTGTAAAAGTCTTTGAAGTGATCAAAGCCACTCTCCAACTTTCTTTCCCCAAGTTCAACAAAAGCGATGTGATCCAACTTGTAAGACTCTTGGTTCACATAAGTAAATTTTTGATACAAGTCAAAGTAGTCAAGGATGGTGATGCCAACCATCTCATACGCGATGCGATCACCCGCTTGTGTTTGGATATCTCTCTTACGAACCCAACGCCACGGAGAAAGTTCCTGCGCACGCCGCTCAATAATTCTGTCCATGCGACAGAAGAGATATGGGATATCAAAAAACTTTACGTTCCAGCCCGTGACAATATCAGGATCAACCTCTTTCCAGACCTCAAGAAAATCAAGCAAAAGAGATCTTTCATCATCAAACTTTCGGGCATCAATACTTTCGTCGAGTTCAAACTCACCCAAGCCAAACACATAAGTTTTTCCGTCAACGACCAACGTGATCACATTCACTGTTTCGTTTGGATTTGTGACTTGGGGGAAACCATACTCACTGGTGGTTTCGATATCAAGATATGCGACTTTGACAGTTTTCTTATCGTAGTTTACCTCATCTGGAAACTTGTCACCGATAAACTGGTAAATGTAATCTGTGTTGCCGTAGATCTGGAATCCCGTGACACTTTCATGACGATCAATAAAGTCTCTACAATCGGACATCAATCCCGGCTTGATTGGCTCGACCGAATGACCGTGAAGAGTGTGATATTTTGATGATTTGTTGGATGAGACAAAAAGAGTGGGGTGATAATCGATACCACCCTCAACTCTTTTGCCATTCTCATATCCTCGATAGAGGATCTTCTCTCCACGAATATTTACATTTGTGTAGAACCGACTCATACGAGTATTCTACCTCCACATGGGTCAAAGTCAATCAGATTCTTTGTCCCCGACATAAGATGAAAGAAGCACCATGTAATTAATAATATCAACACAGGAGTCATGAAAAGATTCATTTTCAACATGCATGGTTCCAGATTCAATAAAAGAACTCATTCTTGATAATTTATCAACAATCCGAACAAGGAATCCTTGCTCCGTAGTGCAGACACCCATTGCCTCACAACGAGTAAAGTTTGCGAAAGGCTCAGTGCCACCATTGCCTGCATAATCTTTATTTTT